CCAAGATTCCCCGGGTGTGGATCAGCGTGGAAGAGGCCGTTATCCATAGTTTGAATGACATATGAGTTGATGAGAGCTTCACAAATCTTCTTCTTGTTCACTCGTTTGTCTGTAATCTCAGTTAATTTGGTGGAGGGTACATATTCCATAACAATCATCTCATCGTTCGAATACTTTTTATAGACCCTCGGAACCTTCACCCAATCAACTTCTTTCATACTCTTTCGAAACTTTATGGCGTTATCAATCTCCTGCTTGTAGTCCGCTTCACCCAATAGGTACTCGATGGACTCATCGAGGACTCTCCCTGAACTATTCCCCGTGTCGATACCCACCCGCTCTAAAAAGTGTACAATGTCGCGTATATTGTCGGTATCCTCTTTCATGATATCCAGGATCCCCGGACGCTTTAATTTTACAACAACTTTTTGACCGTTTTGGAGTACGGCCATATGGACCTGGCCGATACTCGCGGATTTAAATGGTACAGGGTCAAATTCCTTGAAAATATCGTAGTCTACAATGGTATCGAATTCCACGGGAGGGACGTCATCTTGTAATGATTCCAACTCTTTTGTAAATTCTGGTGGATAGAGATCCCCTCTCGTCGAAGCGATTTGACCTAATTTTACAAAGGTTGGTCCAAGTTCGAGGAGTTCCTCCTTTGTCCAGCGACCAAGTTCTGATTTATTTTGTACAGTAGCATTCTTCCATAGGAACTTACCAGCAAACTTCCAGGTTTTCAACTTCCTACTTGGAACTTTGACTGGTACATGTTGAGCAACACATAACATTCTATTGTACGTGAAGTTTTTATTCTTAAGTAAAACTAACAATGTGGCAGGTATTTGTTATTCTGTATGTATCGTATCTCGTATTGGGTCCTCACTGGATAGCGAATAGTGTCCAGGGTAAGAAACTTGCCATCGTCGATACACCACACGAGTTCTTACGACGATCCATATTCATATCATATGTAGCTCTTCTCTACGTCGCTTGGTTTCTATGGAAGCCTACACGGTCATCCTTCACCAATGCACTCATATTAAGTGGTGCCGCAACTCTTGGTTTCTATCTCAAGTATGGACGAGAGGTAGTACCCATGCATGTACTTCTCAATCTCTTTGTCCTGTATAGGGGTAGGGGGTACATAGATTTACAGACATGGCTGACCTTGGTACTACTGGTGTTCTATGCAGCGACACGGGATATTTTATATCTACCCTAATAGTAGAATGAAGATTCACATCGTCGGTGCGGGTCCTACGGGTATGTCCATCGCGTGGGAACTTAAAAAATTCACAGATCATGAAGTGTTCGTCTACGACAAAAAACTTTCAGCAGGTGGTTCGTGGTGGGAACCTTCCATAGATACAAGAGATATGCACGCTCATCGAATCGTATTCGATCGTGCCTTCATCAACACGAAGAGTTTGTTCAAGGAGATGGGCATCAAGTGGGATGACATCTTTGAAAAGGTGGAAACGAAGAATGGTGACATCATTCGTGAACATCTATCATCAAAGGACTATATGACCCTCGCGGGTTTGGCCATCAAAGTCTTGTCCTTGCCGTGGAAGTATAAAAAGATGTCACTCAAGGATGCGGTTGGAGAACTTTCAGAAAAGGGGCAGAAACTTCTAGAGGCTGTGACACTCATCATCGATGGTGTGACTTGGGATGTCATGACAGCCTACGAATTTGTCAAAAGTTTCGATCACGTCGGTCTTTCTTCACCCTATACTCAAAAAGTTTCTGGAAAGGTGATGTGTGATGCGATGCAACAAGCACTCATCGATAAAGGTGTAAACTTTCAATTTGGTTCGGAACTTCAAGATGTCATCTATCTGGACAATGGCTTCGCCGCCCAGTTCAAAAGTGGGATGGTTGTCAAGGAAGGGTTGCTCATTCTGGCCGTTGACAATACTCCAGCCCTTCAACTCATGAAGAACAACTGGGGTGAAGAAGCCAAGGAGAAGGTTGGTCCCAGTACCTACGGTGCCATCAACATCATGTTGGAGTACAATGAAGAGATGGATATACCCAGCGACTTACAGTATGTGTTGGATACGGAACTTCGACTTCAACCCATCGTCCTTCCAGACAAGAAGACAATCTCTTGTGTCATCTGTAACATCACGGAAGAAATCGTACAGATGGATCAAGAGAAGTTGGTCGAAAAGGTCATCGACCAACTCGGTCTCGTACAACCAAAAGAAATTCGTATCGGATGGGGAGCTTCATGGGAAGGTACCCAGTGGGTATTCGATCAGTCGTCGGGTGTGTTGAACCCCAATGGACAACTTCCATTCTTTGGAAAATCCAAAAAGGTTGCCATGTGTGGAATGATGTCCCCTAGAAACACACCCTACTCGAGCATCGAAGCAGCCATCGAAGTAGGTCGTTCATTCTGTCACAAGCAATTCGGAACTCGTCGACCCTACGAACCCTTCATGATTACACACATCATCATATTGCTTATAGTTTTACTTATCCTATTGGTATATAGAAGAAGGTCATGAAGTTCGTAGCCAAAGTTCATGAACCCATGTATGACTTCAACGACAAAAAGTACATCAGGTTCATCATTCCCGACAAGGTTGCAGAGATCATCGAACGTATGCATACATCGAAGAGGTATCTACTCGTCAACAAAAGGGTCGATGATCCACTCGATGGCCGAGTTCTCACCGTAAAGGTTCCGTTCCGATATAGGAGGGTGATGTGTGAAGTCAAGGGACGTCCCATTCAATCTCTTATAAGGGGTGACGAAGTCAATGTTGACATAAACTTCAAGGGTGTATGGAATGTGGGTGATCACTCAGGTTTTTCTTGGGTACTCTCATCCTGTTCAGCGGGGTCTTGAGGAAGATCAATTGTCGTCAGACCACCCTTCTTGAAGCCTGAAAACTTCTTAGGTCATCTGTTCAATGTTCATGCGAAGCTTCTTAATATTTTCTTCAACGTCGACAGTAGGCATTTACTCATTTAAAGTTTGTCACCTTTAAATAAGTAATTCATGGCGGTCCTCACAAGGACTGGACTTATTCTGGAGAGTCCAACACCAGAAATTAAAAAGGAACTTACGGTAAGGCCACTCGTGAACAATGAATACGGATTTCCTCCGCCACCTTTCAAAGTTTACCGAACAGCTAAGAGTGGAATCTGCGTTCCAAGATTCTACGGAACTGATGTGCCTACACAAGATAAGCGACCAGCTCCCACCAAAACCAGGATCAAGTTTACCGGAAAGCTCAGAGATGCAACGCACCAGAACGAAGCACATGCAGCAGCAATTCGAGCAGGCCATGGCGTCCTTTCTTTACCATGTGGCTATGGGAAGACGACGGTATCCTTGGCCATAGCGTGTACACTCGGATACAGAACGATGATTATTGTCCATAAGCAGTTTCTGGCCGACCAATGGCGTGAACGTATCAAACAGTTTTGTCCAGGAGCAACCATCGGTGTTGTTCAACAAAATAAAAAGGAAGTCGATTGTGACTTTGTCATCGCAATGCTTCAATCCTTGTCTCTCAAAGAGTATTCCTTCAGTGACTTTGATAGTATCGGTACGGTCATTGTGGATGAAGCTCATCACATCTGTGCTAAGGTCTTTAGTCAAAGTCTCTTCAAGATGTGTCCTCGTCATATATTTGGTCTGTCTGCGACACCTGTCCGGAAGGATGGTCTAAGCAAGGTGCTTCATTGGTTCATGGGTCCAACATTTTTCGCAGTTGAACGCCAGAATCAAGAACAAGTTGAAGTTTTTTCCGTTCAATATGAGTGTCCAATGTTTAAGAACCCACCACCCTGTACACGAAATGGACAATTGTCACTTGTCAACATGATCACGGAACTCGTCGAACACAGAGATCGTAACAAGATGCTCGTCAGTCTAGTAAAAAAGGCTTCACAGGGGACCAGACAACTTCTGGTACTAAGCGATCGACGACAGCACTGTGAATTTCTCCATCAATGCTTCCCGAAAAGTTCGGGTCTCTACATGGGAGGTATGAAAGAGGCTGACCTCGAAGCATCATCGAAGAAGAAGATCATCTTCGCAACCTTCAGTCAGGCCCACGAAGGTTTGGACATTCCAACTCTCGATACAGTCATATTGGCTACTCCCAAGTCTGACATTCAACAGTCTATAGGGCGTGTCATGAGAGAGACACCCGGTAAGAATAACAATCCACACATCTACGACATTGTCGACCACTGGTCTATACTATTTGCCATGTACAAGAAAAGATTGCGAGTCTATAAACAAGGTGGATTTAGAATCGACGCAGTCGAAGATAAGGAAGAAGTGAACCCGTTTCAGGGTAAGTGTCAATTTTTATAATCTGCACATCTAATAGATATGTCTGGTGCACTCATTCAACTTGTTTCCAAGGGTGCTCAAGATGTCTATTACATGAGTGGTGAAGGAACCTCCCTTTTCACGTCAAAGTATACGAGACATACAAACTTTGCTCAGGCTCCTAAACTCATTAAAGAGTTTTCATTGGCTGAAGATTCATGTGTCATTCCTACCAACGGTGATTTACTCACAGGTCTATGGTTTGAGGGTACGAACCTGGTTGAAGGGTTCCAGGGTTCGACAATTGATCTATATATCGGTGGTCAACGAATTGATTCTCAACCCTTTGACTTTATGAGCGACGTCTATCAGAATTACCTTGCAGATACCTACACAAAGTCTCAGGAGATTAACAATAAATGTTCCGTCAATAACACGAACTTTATCCCATTGACCTTCTTTTTCAACAACAAAAGTTCCTACATTCCCATGGTGGCTCTTCAATATCATCAGGTGGAAGTACGAGTAAACTTCCAACAGAATATGGACATACCCTTTTCCGCTAAGCTGTATGGTAACTACGTATACTTGGATGCTCCAGAACGGAAACGATTTACGTCGACCAAATTGGATTTCATCATCACACAAACACAGACGATCAAGGAGAAGCTCACACCGGGCTACAATGACTATGATCTTTCTCAATTCAATCACCCAGTAAAGTCACTCTTCTTCGGGATACCAACAAAGTCAAGTAACGTGATCGAAGATCGATTCACCTTTGACTCTGCCGATATTTTATTGAACGGTACACATCTTTTCGAATCCATGACACCAACCTATTTTCACACAGTACAAAACTATTTTCATTCTGACTTTGGTATTTCTGCATTCCATGAACTGTACAACACACCATTCTATACCCGATACTACGCCTATCATTTCTGTACAAACGCTTCAGACTATAAGTCTACTGGTTCATGTAACTTTAGTCGTTTAGATAATGCCCAATTACAGATTCGCGATGCTGTTGTCGGTTCTGAGCGAACAGGTGAAGACATTCGAATCTATGCTGTGAACTACAACGTGCTGCGTATCCAGGAAGGAATGGCCGGAATTTTATTCGGAAACTAATATAGTAAACCATGGTTGGTAAAACACCTCAAGTTCGAGAAATCGTCTACAACGTTCTTGATGATAGTGGTGAACGAACGGTCATCGCCAAGGGTGCTACGACGGTCGATGTTGGTGACACGAGGGAACTCTTCACGCGAACTTCGAATTTGGAAGCTTTCACCACCAACAACTTTTCTAATATCTCTGTTGCACAGAGTGACATCCTACAGCTGGAATACACATTGGGTGGTTTAGGAGTCGACACTAGTTATAGCCCACTTCTCCTGACATTACAAAGTGATCATGCTGACAATGTTGATCGTATCGAAGTACTTGAAGAAGTACACCTTTCCAACAGCCTCATCGTTTCAAATAATTTTTCGAATATAACCGTCTTACAGGAAATCGTAGATTCCAATGTTGGACGCATCGATGGTATAGTCGCGGATCAGTTGTCTAATGCTGTTATCCTTAGTGGTACATTTTCGAACGTTTCAAACATACAAACTGAATTACTGTCAAATGTTGGGCGTATCGAAGATTTGGAAACTGATATTGGTGCGATTGTTAATTATGGTGACATTACCTCGTTACAATCCAGTGTCACGGATTTAATTGATAGGGTAACCAGTACTATTGTTCGGGTCGGTGAAGATGCGGGAACTGGTGCACCAGGTGGTACGTCTGTTTCTATAGGAAATAACACAGGGACTAATATAGGTAACAACTCCATCGCGATCGGTGCTCAGGCACAGAATTTAACGGATTCCGTAGAAGGTAACCAGACTCTTAATTCTATAGTCATAAACGCCACAGGGCAGCTATTGAATTCAACTAGACGAAATACTCTCGTTATTGCACCCATACAAACTGATGATAGTAACACCATCAACATCATGGGCTACAACGATCTGACCAAGGAAGTTGTACAGTCTACCCTTTTACGAGGTATCGACGGGAATGTCCACGCGACGACCAATATCAGTGTCAACAATGATACGATCCTGTTTGAGACCAACGGCAATGGTTCGTTTGGCGGTGACATTGAAATTGCTGGAAATCTAGAGGTGGGTGGAACGTCTTCGTTTACGGGTGCTATGCAGGTAGACGATACACTGGAAATTGCGGATACGTCATCCTTCGGTGGTGACATGACCATCGATGCGAATGCCTTCGTGTACGGTCAGAGTTTTGTCGTACGTAACCTCTTCGCGGATAAAATCAAACTTCACAACAACGGAACTGGTTCCTTCTCAAGCCATGTAGATGTTCGTGAAAATCTAGAAGTTGGTGGAACGTCGTCGTTTACGCGTGCTATGCAGGTAGACGATACCTTAGAAATTGCGGACGCGTCGTCGTTCGGTGGTGACATGACCATCGATGCGAATGCCTTCGTGTATGGCCAAAGTTTTGCGATGTATGATGGTATAACTGAAAACATCTACATCCGTAACGATGGTAACGCTTCGTTCAACCAAAAACTATTGGCCCGGAATATAGACTGTAACGAAACCATAGACGGATTTGGAACGTTTAATATGAAAAGTGATCCGACCACCGCCACGGCAACCATCAGTTCAGATGGTACGTCCTCTTTCGCTGGTAAGATGCAGATTCAAGATGAACTCGTCGTTGAAGGTCATTCTTCATTTGTCGGTGGTATTAAAGTTCTTTCAGCCTATACATCTTCTTTCGGTGGACCCATTGTCGTGAATAACACATCGAGCTTTACCGGTGTAGCGAATTTCGAAGATAACATTTCCACGACCGGTGAGAGTTTCAAGATGTTTGTTGGTACAAGTGAAAAGATCTACATCCGTAATGATGGTAACGCTTCGTTCAACCAAAAACTATTGGTCCAGAATATAGACTGTAACGAAACCATAGACGGATTTGGGACGTTTAATATGAAAAGTGAAAGTGATCCGACCACCGCCACAGCAACCATCAACAGTGATGGTACATCTTCCTTCGCTGGTGCCATGCAAATCAGCAACACTCTAGTTATGAATGATACATTGACGATTCAGGATGATTCTTCACTTACTGGAAATGGAAAGGTAACCATAAACCCAGGTACTGATGGAACTGAGACTATAACTGTACAGGGGGGTATTTATATAAGGAATGGATCCGCAGATGAAAATATTAATGCAACTATATCAAAGTCGGGTACAGGTTCTTTTACTAAACTGATTAGTGAACAGGGTACTTTTGGTGGGACAACGTTTACGGATTCGGTAACTGCCAACTTTGGGATAAGTTCGACGAATACGGGTTCTTTTACTACACTGCAAGGTGGCACGGGTTCTTTTGGTGGGACAAAGTTTACGGGTTCGGTAACTGCCAACTCTGGGATAACTTCGACGAATACGGGTTCTTTTACTACACTGAAAGGTGGCACGGGTTCTTTTGGTGGGACAAAGTTTACGGATTCTATATCTGGTACGTCTGGGTCTTTCAATCAATCCCTGAAGGCACACGATTTCATCATCCCTTCGGATAGACGTTTTAAGACGGATGTCACCCACATTCCGAACGCACTCGAAAAGGTTAAGCAGATTTCGGGGTGTACGTACATGATAAATGATAAACCTTCGGTCGGTGTTATCGCACAGGAAGTTTTAAAGATTCTCCCAGAAACCGTACATACAGGGGATGATGGCTATTATGCCGTCTCTTATCATGGTCTCATTGGTCTCTTGATTGAGGCAGTCAAGGAACTTTCCGAAAAGGTTAAGTAAACATTTCTTTTTTCCCGCGAATATTACATACTCGTGGCAAAAACGAATTACAATTATTCCAACGTATCCATCAATGCGAGTGTCAATACACCCACGATGAAAAACATCACGACATAGTTACACTCTGTATCTTCCACAGTCCCTGGTTTCGTCTGGGGCACCACGACCTTCCTTGGTCTGGGTGGGGGAGCGACAGGCTCCTCCTCGATTGGACAGTAGCCTATCATTTATATTATACCTAAAGATTAATTTCAGTCTTCTTCTTCCTTCTCTTACGACCAGAGCTTCCAGCGACATTCACCTCCTTCACTTCACCACCCGTGGATTCTCCTGAGATCGAAATGATGTCCGAAACATTGTCATCATCGGCCATCATGGGTGGATCTTCCCTGACAGACTCCAGGGGTTTGGTGTTCATGGGTGGGGGAGGTGGCATCATGATACCACCCATCAGACTGGAAATGTCCACACCAGGACCCTTCATCTCGTAGGGGCCGTCACCAGAATCCTGTGTGGGCTGCTGGGCCTGGGACGCTGTGTTCTGGACCGCAGACATCATGTTCTTGACCAGGTCGGGGTTCTGCTTCAAGACGTCGTTCATGTTGGGAATGGCAGCCTTAAACATACTGTTCGTCAAGTGGAACATCATCGCGGAACCACCCAACATCATGATCAACTTCACCTCGGGGGCGACGTTCACCTTGTTCCTGTACTTCACGTAGAGTTCTTCAAAGACGGTATCGTAATCCTCAACCGACTCCATCACGGATTCCGACCAACCCTCGAGCTGAATCTCGAAGGGGTTATAGCGTTTATTGAGAAACTCTAGACCCGTCACACAAGCTACCAGCATACGACGCGAAAACCGCACCGACTGGTCTACTTCGATACCATACGTGATACGTTTCACCTCTGTGCGAATTTCATCCACACCCGAGTACATGTTTAGACGCTTGTTGGTGTTGACACCCTTCTTCTCCAGGCGTGCCAACTTGTTCAGGAGATCAGCCTTTTCCTCGTCGATCGAGTTATAGCCCTTCGAAGGTTCTTCTTCTTGTGTGAATGTTTCACCAACCTCTTCCTCCTGGAAGTCGTCATATTCACCATAGTCAATTTCTTCAGCGGGGGGTCTAACAGGAGCTGACTGTTTGTTTGGATTCGCAAAGGCGTCAATCTCTTCCTGGTGCTGAACAGGGGGGGGCCTTGACGCGTGCATGGGTCG